ACCTTAACTTTATCGATGAAGCTAACCGCAAGCTGCCACCAGCTATGCTAGACAAAGGTCTAAAGATTCACGGTAGTAATCTCTGCAATGAGATCCACTTACCTACGTCTGAAGACCGAACTGCTGTTTGCTGTTTATCGTCTGTGAACCTTGAGCATTATGACGAATGGAAAGATACCACTATGGTGGCTGACCTGATAACAATGCTTGATAACGTAATCTCATTCTTCTGCTTCCACGCACCGAAAGAATTACGCAAGGCTGTCTACTCAGCTACGCAGGAACGCGCACTGGGTCTAGGAGCGATGGGTTTCCATACCTATCTTCAGCGTAAGGAAGTGCCTTGGGAAAGCCCAATGGCTAACACTCTGAATGAGAATATGTTTGCTCACATAAAGGCGCAAGCAATCAATCAGACTGTATACCTAGCGGCTGAGCGAGGATCGTGTCCCGACATTGAGGGTGTTCGTAACTCACACTTGTTAGCTATCGCTCCGAATGCCAATAGTTCAATACTAGCGGGTTGTTCACCTTCGATTGAGCCGTGGAAATCTAATGCGTATACACACCGTACTCGCGTAGGTTCACACCTTGTTAAGAATCCATACTTAGACAAGGTAATCAAAGCACACAACCCAGACATCGAATGGGTGGAGGCGCAGTGGAAGTCCATCATCCTAAGTGAAGGATCTGTGCAGCACCTCAAGTGGCTTAGTGATTGGCACAAAGATGTTTACAAGACAGCGTTTGAGTTGGATCAGCGTTGGGTTGTAGATCATGCAGCCGCTCGTCAGCCGTTCATCTGCCAAGGTCAGTCAGTAAATCTATTCTTCCCCGCAGGGACAGATAAATCATATGTCAACGAAGTCCACTTACGGGCGTTTAACAAAAAACTTAAAGGTCTTTACTATCTCCGCACCAGTGCTGGCGCTAAAGCCGACAATGTTTCTGTAAAAGCTACCCGCGTGGCTTTAAAAGATTACGCAGATGATGATGAATGCCTCTCATGCCAAGGATAAATAATGAGTCTGTTAGAAACTAGTACAGCGTACAAGCCCTTTAAATACCCAAGCCTAGTCAACCGTGCTATTGAGCATGACAAAATCCACTGGGGTGAATGGGAAGCCTCCTTAATGGAGGACGTAAACCAATGGAAGTCAGGGAAGATTAGCGCACCAGAGAAGGAGTTCATCCAGCAAATCCTTCGCTTGTTCACTCAGTCTGATGTGGTTGTTGGAGGATCATACGTTGAGGTGTTCTTACCCAACATTAAAAACAACGAAGCCCGAATGATGATGATGTCTTTTGCTCAGCGAGAGTCTATACACATGAGGTCTTACGCCTTCTTAAATGACACGCTTGGATTCCCAGAGTCTGAGTACTCTGCGTTTCTTGAGTATGAGGAAATGTCAGAGAAGCTTGAGTTCATGCAGGACTTCGATACCTCAACCAAAGCTGGCCTTGCTAGAGCATTAGCACAGACCGTATGCAACGAAGGAATGAGTTTGTTCTCAGCATTCGTAATGCTATTGAACTTCCAGCGTGTCGGAAAGATGAAAGGGATGTGTGAAATAGTTGAATGGAGTATCCGTGACGAGACTATGCATGTCGATGGGATGACTGAACTATTCCGTATCTACTTAAAAGAAAATCCAGAGGTGGTTAATGATGAGTTTAAGTTATCTATATACCAAATGTACCGAGATGCTGTTGATCTTGAAGATAAGGTTATTGATCTTGCGTTTGATATGGGAAGTGTGGAAGGTCTCAGCGCAGTTGAAGTTAAAGATTATATTCGGTACATCGCGGACAGGCGACTAACTAACCTAGGGTTAAAGCCCAACTGGGACATAGTGGAGAATCCTCTGCCGTGGCTTGATTGGGTATTGAGCGGCGACTCATTCAAGAACTTTTTTGAAGGGCGCGTGACTGATTATTCAGCAGATGGAATGACGGGTGATACATGGGGATGGTAATGCGAAAAGAAAGGAAGAACAAACGTAAGCCTAATAGGGATGTGCAGGATAAGTTCCTAGACGACAAGCGCAATGCAGTGCCGCCTCTGCGTCCACAAACGGACACACAGGCTGACTACATGGCAGCGTTAATGTGCAACGATCAGGTCGTGGTGCTTGGCCCAGCAGGGACAGGTAAAACATTCATAGCTTCTACTGTAGCGGCTGACCTATATCGACTAGGTAATATCGATAAGATCGTATTAACCCGGCCCAATGTTACCGGGTCTAAGTCGCTAGGTTTCTTTCCCGGAACTATGGAAGAGAAGATTGCACCTTGGGTTGTACCCTTTACAGATGTAATTCGTAAGCGCATGGGTGGCGGTCAATACGACATCGCCATGAAACATAAAGCTATTGAGATAATCCCGTTTGAAGTTATGCGGGGTCGGACTTTCAATAACGCATTCATCATTCTTGACGAAGCTCAGAACACCACACCAGAAGAGATGAAGATGTTTCTAAGTCGTGTGGGTAAGGATTGTACTGTCGTGGTCAATGGTGATGTTCGCCAGCGGGACATCAAAGTTACGTCTGGATTAGAGACCGTGATCAGGTTGATTAGAACCCAAGGATTACCTGTGTCTCTCATTGAGTTCAGTATGGAAGACATTGTCCGAAGTGGGGCATGTGCGATGTGGATAAAAGCATTTGATAAGGAAGGATTATAAATGGCTATTGCTTATAGGTTCGGTTCTATTGAACACAAAAGATCGATGATTGCTAATGCTAAGTACCGGGCGAAAGGTGCGGGTATTACATTTAACTTGGAGGTCGAAGACTTAAATATACCTGAGTCATGTCCTGTATTAGGGATATCTCTGAGTGCTGGTAACAATCAAGGTGGCAAATCAACTAGTGCTACTTTAGATCGACTTGATCCAGCAATTGGGTACACACCCGAAAACACTGCTGTTATCTCTATGCGAGCCAACCGTATGAAGTCTGACTGTACGCCAGCCGAGATCATGCAAGTTGCTCTTTGGACTCAACGTAAACTAGGTAGGTCGGAGGCACTTAATGGCACATTATGATTGTACGAAATGTGGTCACCCAATGGGTCTTAACCCTAGTCATTGTGACGTTTGCATTTATAACGCTAAAGAACTATTGCTACCTGACCCAACTATAACTGAGGAACATACAGGCGGCAGTTCTGGCTACTACCGCGTGAAGGTTAGAAACCCTACGACAATACCCACCAGTTATAAAGCTGAGTGTAATGACATCATCGAATCTTTAGAGATGACCTTTGCAGAGGGTAATGTCTTTAAGGCGGTATGGCGTTCAGCCGCAGCCCGGCAGGGTAGGGAGAAGAAGGGTAACAATAGTGTGTATGACGCAGAGAAGATGGTGTTTTTCTCAGAGCGTATCTTAGCAGCCAGTAAGGAAGATTAATGTATGAGTGAAGAAGATAAGATCGTTAGCAAGGCAAACTCTGATGCGTATACCGACAACTGGGAGAGACTGTTTGGTTTTCAATTACCAGTAGGTCAGAAGACAGTAAAAGACCGTGTCGATCTAGGGCTGTCACCCAGTACCGTGGTAGAGGATTTTGTAGATGAAGGCTGAATACATAGATCACATGGGCAGCGATGCCTCTGTGGTAAAAGCAGCAAGAGTATCCTTCGCGGCTGATGGACTTGAGTTTGATGGTGGAAGGGATTCGGGTTTAATTAACTACCTCGCTAAACATCATCACTGGACTCCCTTCGCTCACACATCTATTACCGTGCGTATGACTGCTCCTGTTCCTATTAGGACACAGTGTTTCAAACACAAAGTCGGATTCAGTGAGAATGAAGAGTCGCGTAGGTACATTAGTTCTAGCCCGAAGTTCTTTATACCGCAGCAATTCCGAAAGCACCCAGAGGGTTCTGTCAAACAGGGTTCCGGTGAAGACATGCACCCGACAGGCAATAAGTATTGGAGGCGACATTTTCAGTCTAACAATAGTATGTGCTTAGATTCATACGAAATGGCGATTGCGGGTGGTATGTGTCCCGAACAAGCTAGGTTCCTTCTACCTCAAGGAATGGAGGTTAGCTGGTATTGGACAGGGTCATTATCAGCCTATGCTCGGTTCTTTACGCAACGTACTGATCCACATGCTCAGCAGGAGATAAAAATCCTGGCACTAGAAGTTGGTGAAATTTTGAAACCCTTATACCCCGTGTCTTGGGGAGCATTAACTAGTTAAAAAACTTACGCACTGTCGGAGATTTCCCCTCTTACAGTGCTTTTTTATGTCAATAGGCGGGTCTCATGCCAGAGGTACTAAAAAATGAGTAACGAAATCGAAGAGCAAACTCTTCCAGAATTCCCCCAATCCTCCCGTGAACTTTTAGTTCTGCTAAATCACCACTACCCAGCAAGGTGTATTGCCTATAACGAATCAGAGATCTCCGCTCACCGCTATGCGGGTATGAGAGAGTTGATTGAAGAACTTGTTGTTTGGCAGGAGGAAGCTGATGAAACACCAAGTACGAATATGCACTAGTGAAGACTTAGACTCTATGCTCCACTTAGCTAGGGCTATGCATCAAGAAAGTCCAGTCTATAAGGTCTTACCTCTGGACTCAGTAAAACTTTTAACCCTAGCTGAAACTGCAATATCGTTTCCTGACTTAGCGACTATTCTAATAACCACAGATGATGATGGTTTAATTACTGGAATGTTAGGGGCTATTTCTACCACCGAATTCTTTGGCCCATCTATATCAACATGTGATTTATTTCTCTATGTTAAAAAAGAATACCGGGGTTCTAGGGCTGCAATAAAACTAGTTCGGGCATACCAAAAGTGGGCAGAATCTTTAGGGGCTACTCGCATACATCTTGGGGTAACCACGGGTATGTTAATCAAAGAAACAGGTGGCCTGTACGAAGCACTTGGCTTCAAACAATCGGGCATCTTATATACAAGGAACAATCCTCATGGGACTAGTCAAACACAATCGTCCAGTAGTTAAAAAAGAAGTTGCTCCAGTTAAGCAAGTTCCTAAAAAATTAGTTCAAGTTAAAAAGGGAGAGGATAAATAATGTGTTTCCCCACTCCTTCTGCACCACCAGCACCTAAACCAGTACCAAAAGCCGTTGTTGCTACACCCGAAGAGACAAAGAAAAAAGAAGTAACAGCCTCTCGTAAAATGGCAGCTACAGCAACCAAAGAGAAAGCTAAACAAAAAGGTCGTTCATCATTTCGCATTCAATTAAGTCCCAAGTCTGGATCTAATATGGGTGGCGGTGGTGGAAGCGGTCTAAGCCTCTAGGAGTAGGGAATGTCTGATACAACCCAAGCCCGATATGAGTCTCTCAAGTCTAGGCGTGAGCCTTTCTTAACACGCGCTAGAGAGTGTTCTGCAATTACCATACCCGCACTATTACCTCCGCAAGGACACAACTCACACACCGTCTTACCAGCCCCCTATCAAGGTCTTGGTGCTAGAGCGGTTGTTAGCTTAGCTAGTCGTTTAATGATTGCTATGTATCCACCGGGAATGTCCTCGTTCCGTCTTCAAATACCGTCAGAGATATTGATTCAAGAAGGCAAGTTGGAGACAGACCAAGAGACCGAGCGTGGCTTAGCATTGTCTGAAAAGGCGATCAGTAATGAGATAGAGCGGAAGCAATGGCGACAGCCTACTCACCTTACCCTACAGTATCTTATAACTACGGGTAATGCTTTAGAGCAAGTCCTACCTGATAACCGTATGAGGGTCTTTCGCTTAGACCAATACGTTGTCGTGCGTGATATGACGGGTGATGTAACAGAAGTTATTATTGAAGAGTACTTCGCGCCTACCAACCTTCCTGATGTTGTTCGATCAATGCTTACCGCAGAGGATTCTCCAACCCAGAAAGTGCCAATCTACACATCGTGTAAGAAGACACAGAAAGGGTACGAGGTTCATCAAGAAGTCGCTGGTAAGAAGGTAGCTAAGTCCACAGGTACTTACGATGTATGCCCCTTCAACGCTCTCCGATGGACTGCGGTAATTGGGGAAGATTATGGTCGTGGTAAATGTGAAGAACATCTAGGAGACTTGATGGCTGTTGATGGATTGTCTAAGGCAATGCTTGATGGTGCTGCACTAGCTTCACGACATGTAATGATGATACGCCCTAACGCTGCTGGTGGTCTTAACTTACGCAGACGTTTAGCTGCGGCTGACAACGGTGAGTATGTAGTTGGCAACCCCGAAGATATTGGGATGTTAGCTTATCAGAATGCGCCCGGCTTACAGGTTGCAAAGGCTGAACTGGCTGAGAAGAAACAAGAGATCGCGTCAGCGTTCTTGATGAACTCTAGTGTTCAGCGTCAAGGTGAGCGTGTTACTGCATACGAATTAAAGATGATGGCAGAGGAATTAGAAGGCTCCCTAGGTGGTGCGTTCTCAATGCTGTCACGCGACATGCAGTCTGCTCGTCTTAACCGTCTGATCATTCAGATGCAAGCACAAGGCAAGCTACCACCGTGGCCCGAAGGCGTGGTTGAACCAACCGTACTAACTGGACTAGAAAGTCTAGGCCGTGAACAGGACGTTCAGCGCGTAGGCTCAGCACTTCAATTCCTACAGGGTTTACCTCCAGAAATACTCGACTATGTTCGATGGGAGAAGCTACTAGGTAAGGCGTTTAACGGGCTATCCCTTGAGGATGCGGTTAACACCGAAGATGAAGTGGCTCAGAAACGACAGCAACGTCAAGTTGAACAAGGCATGGGTGCAGCAGCGGAAGCTGGCGGTGCAGCTATGGCACAACAAGCAGTGGAGCAAGGGGGCATGTAGCCCCTTCGCTACTCAAACAGGATACTAAATGACAGAACAAGCTACACAACCAGAACTAGGCTCAGATGAATACAACCAGCAAAAAGCTGATCAATTCAAAGCGGGTCATGGCACACCTTCCGAAGAAAATATAGACAGCACCCCCGTCCCTGATAAACCAGAGAACGGTCAGGACAAGTTCTATAACCCAGAGACAGGTGAGTATAACTGGCAAGCACACGCTGCTGAGTTAGAGTACCGCATGAAAGGGGGTTCACCCGATGCGGAAACGAAGGACGAGGAAAGCACAGAGGCCGCACCAGAAGCGGATGCCGACAATGCAGCCCTTGATGTCGTAAGCAAGGCGGGACTTGACGTTGATTCGTTAGTTCAGCAAATCCAGCAAGACGGTAACCTAAGTGACGATGCTAAAAATGCACTCATTGCTCAAGGCGTTGATGCGGAACTCATTGATTCCTATGTAGACAACCTAAAGTTTAGGATGGATGCGGAATCTAAATCAGCACTTGACTATGTCGGTGGTGAGGAAGAGTGGAATAAGGTCAATTCATGGGCTGAGAACAATCTCAGTGGCGATGAAAAGGCTGCTTATAACGACACGTTAAACGGAGACAATTGGAAGATGGCAGTAGATGCAATCAAGTCCCGCATGGGCAGCAACACCGAGCCGAATTTAATGATCGGCAATGAGGTTGGTAACTCTTCAACGGGCTACCGATCACGCGCGGAAATGAAGAAGGATATGGCAAACCCCGAATATCGGACTAATCCTACATTCCGTCAGACAGTAATCGAAAAGATGTCTGTCAGTACATACGACCTAGACTAGGTTCTATGAGCCTCCTGCGGGAGGCTACCCCCTCATTCTAGAGTATCGCCAAGCCAGCGTTACTCACGATAAGGTCGCACTCCCAACATCCTGACACAGCAAGGCTAAGCCGTGTGGGTAATTTTGTGCGCTCTTGAGAAAACCAAACCATTGACCTGCCAAGGCAGATAATCTTTGTGATGGAAACACCCTCGAAACCTATCTACACCGTCCCATAAGGGACTGACACTTTATACATATATATTTTACAGGGTATTATTATCATGGCTATTTCTAGCATTACTTCTTCACCATCACGCTTTGGTCAGGGACAAACGTCCCCAACTAATGATCGTGGTTTATTCCTTGACGTATTTGGCGGTGAAGTACTTACCGCATTCGATATGGCTACCGTAACTCTTGACAAGCACAACGTGAAAACTGTTGGTGGTGGTCAGCGTTCATTCCGTTTCCCTAAGACTTGGAAAGCATCTGCCGAGTACCATGTTCCGGGTACTGAATTGATGGGTACTGAAATCGAAACAGGTGAGATCTCTATCACCATCGATGACATCTTAGTATCTCACACTGCTGTATCGGACATTGACACTATGTTGTCACACTTCGATGTACGCTCTGAGTACTCTGCCCAGATGGGTCGTGCATTAGCGCGTGTATTCGA